CAGGCAATCGGCATCACTGAGGTCGCAGACCCTGTGTCATACGATGATCGTTTCTATTGGGGTGTAGACAATCCTAAAGACCTCGATCAGCTGAAAAAGCAATGGATAACTCAGGTGAATGACACCGTGTGGCTGATGCTCCAAAAGACCGACTACATGGATTCACGCAAGGCCAATGACCCTGAGTACACGCCCCCTGCTGATTGGATGACATGGAGAAATGCGGTTCGTGCAGAGGCTAAGACAGCCAAAGCGAACATTTCTGCGGCTACTGACGTTGCATCGTTGCAAGCGGCTATTGCTATAACATGGCCTGTTAGCCCTGACGCGCCGATGTTAAATGTAGAAAACATTGCACCAGCAAGATAATGGGTCTCAACGCTTTTACAGGGGAGCACTAAAATGGATCAGACAATCATCAATTGGGTGCTAGCAGGATGCGGCGGCCTTATTGGGTTTCTGCTCAATGCTGTGTGGAGCGCAGTTAAAGACCTGCAAACCGCTGACAAGGGAATGTCTGAAAAGCTCTCCGCCCTTGAGGTGATGGTCGTTGGTCACTATATCAGGCGAGAAGCCTTCGATGAAGTCCTGAATAGGATTTTTCATAAACTTGACATGATTGAAAATAAAATAGACAAGAAGGCTGACAAATAAAGGAGTGCGTATGAAATCATTTATTCTTGAGCGTTTGGTTGAAGCGTCCACTTGGCGCGGTATCGTGCTGGTGCTGACCGCTATTGGTGTACCGATTGCTCCACAAGTTGCTGACCTGATTGTGTCTAGCGGCTTGGGTATCGCCGGATTGATCGGCGCCTTGACACCCGACAAATGAATTTTGACGAAGCCTTCGATAAGCTAATAGGCTTTGAGGGCGGTTATTCAAATCACCCGTCTGACCCAGGCGGGGAGACGATGTGGGGCGTAACGAAGGTCGAAGCAACTGCATCAGGCTACACAGGGGCTATGAAAGACTTGCCCAAAGAGCTAGCCAAAAAAATCTACCGTAACAAATACTGGCAGGCCGTCAGAGCCGATGAGCTACCCGATCTCATCCGGTATGCAACCTTTGATGCAGCCGTCAATTCAGGTCCTGTGCAAGCGATTAAATGGCTCCAGCGCGCTTTGGGTGTCACGGATGACGGTGTGATTGGAGCTAAGACCCTGCTGGCTGCAAGCATGGCACCCGCTGATTTAACCCTGCGTAAAATGCTTGGGCAAAGGCTCACCTTTATGGCGGGCTTGTCCGGCTGGCCTGCATTTGGACGTGGCTGGGCACGGCGTATTGCCGAACTGTTACATTAATATTGCATATGATGTCTAATTGTTACATTAGCGTCATAAGTCAAATTTAATATTCGGTGGTGCGAATTCAAACCACCATCGACGAACAAAGACTAAATGCGTTGCAGGCCATCTGTCTGCCGCATGACAAGCCCTATGATGTGAAGAGAGGGTTCTGGTGGATCGTGACAGAGAATAAGCAGGACATCGCATTTGCAGGACTTAGCACGGTGGATGGATGGGCAAACTGCGGGTATTTATGCAGGGCTGGCGTTGTGCCGGAACAGAGGGGTCGTGGGATACAGAGGCGATTGATAAAGGCAAGGATTAAAAAAGCAGAGCAACTTGGGTGGCATACCTTGATTACAAACACCTACGAAAACAACAAAAGCGCAAACAATCTGATAAGTTTTGGGTTCAAGATGTTTGAGCCCGAGCGCGGCTGGGGTACAAAAGGCACTCTGTACTGGATCAAAAAGCTATGAAAATCACCACTGCTGAAGAATTCGTCAAACTTTGGCAGGAGATGCGGTCGTGTTCAGCTATTGCAAAGCACCTCAATACGAATGTGCGCGACATCAATAAAAAAAGACGCAAGGTTGAAGAGACCCTAAACATCAAACTTGAGACGCACACATCCGAAATTATCAAACCGTACAAAGGCAGGATCGACCTGGGGGTACTGAACGGTGTTGTGATTGTTTTCTCAGATGCACACTTTTGGGGACAAAGAACCACCGCATTCCAAGGTCTCTTGTGGTTGATTGAAGAGCTGAAGCCTCACGCGGTCATTGCTAATGGAGACATCTTCGATGGCGCTGGCATAAGTCGTCATCCGGCGATCATGTGGAGCAAAGTCCCTAGCGTTAAAGAAGAGCTGGCTGCTTGTTTAGACGCAATGGGCGAGATAGAAAGATGCGCCAAAGATGCGCGGCACAACGTCAAACTGATATGGCCTTTGGGCAACCACGATGCCCGTTTTGAAAACTTCCTAGCGGCAAACGCCAGCCAGTACGGTGGCGTGACAGGTTTTTCTTTACGGGATCATTTCCCAGCTTGGGAGCCCTGCTGGGCGGCTTGGATCAACAGCGAAACCGTAGTAAAGCATCGCTATAAAGGCGGCATACACGCCACCCACAACAACACAGTCAATGCCGGCATCAATATCGTCACGGGACACTTACACAGTCTTAAAGTCACCCCATTCAGTGATTACCGAGGGGTGAGGTATGGTGTGGACACAGGCTGCTTGGCAGATGCTGACGGGCCGCAGTTTCAGGATTACCTTGAGCATAATCCCACGAATTGGCGCTCCGGTTTCGCAGTTTTGTCATTTTTTGACGGCAAGATTTTAGTTCCTGAACTCTGCCAAAAATGGAGTGACGGTAAGGTGCAGTTCCGTGGGACTGTTTTTGATGTGTCAGAATTTTGAGGATAGATATGTATAAGATTCAATTTAAACTGGGTGATGATGAGGTTTGCACGGTCGAAACGTGGGATTGGGAGAAGATCAAAATCTTGCAAGAATTTTTGACCTTCCAAGAGGAGAACTACTGGCCTGCGGCTGAAGAGTACCTTGAGGAAGATGTAGAAGAGGAAGAAGAAGAAGAAGAGGAAGAAGACGAGGAAGAGGAAGAGCAAGAATAAAGAATGCCCCGAAAGGGGCATTTTCAATTAGTTTACTCACTATCTGTAAGGAATTTTCCTTAACGGGGCATTTTTAATTGCGTGTTCACTCACCCTAGGGCTGGTGGGGGTTTATCAATCGCCGCAAAAACATGAAATTGATTCTTCATTTAGATCAAACATATCTTTTTGCTCCGCAACAAACTTAGCCATCTCTGCGTAACTTGGTCGATCTTTTCTAAATACTGCACCGCTTGGTTTGCTTGCCAGTGCCAGTGCCTCCATTTTTATCCACCACACCGCTCGCTCGGGCTTTTCTTGTATAAGACTCAGAATTTGGCTTCCAGGTTTGAGAAAACACAAGTCGCAATTGCCGTGCATCGTCACGCCGTTGTTGTTTGGCAACCCAAGGTCAAATGGTTGTTTTTTCCAAAAATCTCCAACAGTTTCTTTGGTGACCATAGCGGTCCATAGTGGTATGCGAGTTTTGTCCGCTATCTTTGCGGCTCTGCGCTCTTCATCTCTACGGATTCCTAGCCATGAGTTTTCTCCATCAAAAAAGTTCGTTGATGCAAGAAATTTTGACTGTGCGCGAATCTTTAGTTCCATGGTGCAAATCCGTGCCACAGGATTGGGCAGGTAATTGCGCTTGCGGATAAGGGCTTCAAACGGCTCACCGTTGCGACTGGCTGTCTCATACGTCACTTCCGTAAAACCAACATCGTCAAACACGTATTCGATCCAATGAACCTTAATGCCCCAATTTGTCTCACAATCTTTGATGAACTTTAAAGTGGCTTCTTCTTCTTTCCCGGTATTGGCAAATGCCACGATGCACTCATCAGGCAGACCGCCATTACTTTGCAGGACGCGCCACAGCATATAGGCGCTAGTGCGCCCACCGCTAAAGCTGATGCAAGTCGGCTCATGAATTTTGAATGGGTCACTCATTCACTCACCCTCTGGCTGGTGGGGGCTAAAAAGGCACATCATCGTCTTGCTTAGGTCTTGGCTCATTCAGATAGCACCACCCGCTCCAGCCACCTTCAACGACTGGGATGTTTTCAATCTTAGCCATAAGGCCCTTGTTGGTTTCGATGACATTCCCAATTGTTTGATAGCGCTTTTTTTCTTGACCGTTTTTATCGGTGTATGAACCTGTAACGGTTCTAATTTCAAATTTAATTTTTGACATTTGTATCCCTCAGAGTTGTTTTAATTTTAATTCT